TGCCTGTTCAATGTCATCAATGTAAGAGCTATCACCTGTAACACGGCGCACTACGTTATCCATGTAGCGCCCTACTGTACTGCCCCATGACTCACGGCCTTGACTGTCAAAGTACTTAGCATAGCGTGACTTGTGAATGAATGCTTGGTAGTCTGTTCGTAGTTGATTGCTCATCGGTTGTCCCCTGATCCTTTGATAACGCCACGCTTAGCACGGCTGTTTAGTTTATCCATGTTAGTCTGTAGTACCTCTGTGAGGTCACTGTTAAAGTAATTAGCTAGGGCTGTAGCATAGAACACAACATCACCTAACTCCTTTACAATCTCATCTGCTGAGACCTTGTTGGAGTCACGCAGCATCTTCTTGATCTTCTCTGCTACCTCACCTGCTTCACCTACTAAGCCTAGTGTGTTCTCAACTAAGCGTGTCTCGCCTTCTGTGACGATCTTACCTTCTACCCAGTACGAATAGTCTTGAGGCTTAACATCCATCATATTCGCAAAGGCATCAATGTCTTCCTGTGTAATCATGTTCTCTCCCTAACATTTAAGTTCTCTATGTCCACGTCATCTACATCATAGATAATATCCGTTATCAAGTCATAGATGTCTTGCTCATGGTTATCCTCGTATGACGATAGTATGTTGTTATTATCATCTACATTGGCAACAAAGGTAACACTGAACCTCTTCATGCGCTGCCCTCTGTCTTAGTCCAACGCCCTAGTGTGTAGACGTTGCCCTCTACTTCAACAGCATTGTCTGCTTCAAACTCTTCCTCTGCCTCTGCAAACTCATCAGGGAACATGGCTTGCATTATATCCGTTCTTAAGTCAGCGAAGTCTTCCCAAGCATCAGGGTAAAGCTCTAGAAACTTCTGTGCTGCAGACATAGTAAGTGCCTCATCTAGTGCAGCCCTCATACCATCCGCAGAACCAGCAGAACCAAACACCATACCTGTCTTGATGTTACCGTTCCACTCACCTTCTTCAATCACAGGGGATAATACTATAGCTACATCACCAGGTTTAATCTCGTAAGCCATTACTCTCTCCTCTTTACTTTGACACGTTGCTCTTTCATACGCTTGCCCTTTTCTTTCAGCCACTCCTCAGGTATCACACGATGCGCCCATTGGAAACCCTTCTGATCACACCAATCGCAGTACCTACTCTTAGCTCCCTTGTAAAGCTTTGAATTAGCATTACTAAATACAAAACGAATATCTAGTGTAGGATGCTGTCGCTGTATCTCTATATGCTTACGCCTATCTGCAGCAGAAAACAAGCCCTTCATCTCAATTATTATGCCATTGTCTAACTCAAAGTCAGGCGTGTAGGTACGGTACTTTAGATCTTCCCATTCGATCTTTAGCTTTTCATAGGCTACGATCTTCTGTCTGTCCTTGAGGTACGCAGCAGCCTCTACTTCAAGACCACTGCGATACAAACGTGAGTTATGTCTTCTAGCCATCAAGATACTCAGGTGCTACGTAAGTATAGTCAACCTCTTGTGGGTTCTTAGACTTACTAGGGATGCTAGGACGTGGCTGCAAGTTAGTGTGACACTTGTGCTTGAAGCTACAGAACTTACACCCTGATGGTAGCACCCAGTTGCCTGTCTTCTTACGATAGAATGTCTCTTCGACAGGCTCATAGCAACGCTCAAACGGTTCATCGTTATCAATGTAGTCTACGAGAGCTTGGATGTCAGATAGTACTGCTTCCTTGTCCACTCCCTCAGAGGCGTCTACATACTTGAACTGTCCGTTTGCTTTGTTGACTACCCACCAACCACCTACATCCTTTCCAGCGCCCTCTGCGTAGCCCACAAGCTGTGCCACGTACCCAAAGCTGTCACCCTGTGCAAGCGTATCGAAGGAAGCAAACTTGTTATCGTATGACCACGGGGATGCAGACTTAACATCATCAATGCGGCCATCCATCTCCATGTCGTACTCACCCTTGATCTCCTGACCATGAGGTAGCTTGAGTGTAACCCTGTCGTTATCCTTAAACTCTACACCAGCAGAGCGGAGTACACCCTTGAACACAGCCTCAACAATATCGCCAAGGATCATGTTCATCAGGAACGCAGGAGGGAATGGTGTCTTGTCTTCTGGATCGTTCTTCTCAAACCATAGCTGACACTTAGGCTTACCAATGTTAGACATACGTAAGCGAAACTTATCACGCGGCCCACTATCAAACTGCTTATACAATGCAGCTTCAACATCGGAGGCGACTTGTTTAGCCACCTCCTCAGTCATAGTAGACTCACCAGCCATGGCCTTCTGTAAGAAGTTGAAGACCTTTAGTTCAGCTGGGTGATTCATTATTCCACCTCAATGAAGTCGTTGTTGATAATGTCAGACACAACAGCTGCATCCTCAGGGGATAACCCTTTATCATTACGCTCATTGTGAAGGTCAAGCACCTTACCATTCATATACTCTACAAGATCCATAAAGTCTTTTAGTGTGTCATTGTCACTGTCAGACAGATCAACGCTGCTACCTAGCTTGGCTTCGATCCTACCAAACTTAGCACCTGTAGGGATGCTATCCTCTACGCCAGACAGTTTGATGGTAGACATGATAGGCAGCAGGTTCTTACGGTTCAAGCCATTCAGTACAGCATCAATGCTCTTGAGTGAGTCACGGTTCTTAACA